AAACAAGTCAATAGACAGTTTAGCAATACCTGACGTTACAGAGATAAAAACAGACATAGCCACCATCCAAGCAGACCTTGAAAGTTTAGATAAAGAAATAACTAAACTTACTAGTGGTAATCCTCTAGCTGGATAGTTACATATAGTCTTCTCTAAGTTCAGGAAACTCACTAAGAAAACTTTTTAACACTCTTTTGTTGTCAGGGCTTTTTAATAACTCTGACAACATTTGTTTAAGAGCAAGTAAATTATTCATAGCTACATCACGTTTGATTTCTGCTATGACATGAGCTACTAATTCATCTTCTGTCATTTTAAAGAGTTCATTTCTCTTTGGAAAAACTCGTGAAGCTTTGCAAGTTTAACCTCTCCATTTTTTAGAATAGATTTGATTAAGTCTCTTTCATCTTTGGGAAAGATTTCATCAACCATATCTATAGGTAACATACTAAATTCTGTTACTATTTCATTTTTTCTAGTGAGCAATACCTTAAAGCTTATAAGGTTTGCTTCGCTTTTGTTAACCATCTTTCTTCTCCAGAGGTGTAAAGTTAATCTTGTCCTGTCTACCACGTAGTCCTGCTTTCATATAAGAGGTAGCACGACCTTCAAAGAAGTTCTGATGTTCAACACCCATGACTTCATCTAACCACCCGAGAGGATTTTCACGTTGGTCATAGTTTGTTTTCAGTCCAAGCTGTAGTAATCTTCTATCAGCTATGTATCTATTGTAAGCATACATATCTTTCTTTGTAAGTCCTTCAAGGTCTCCCATGTCAAACACTAGGTCTAAGAACTTGTCTTCAAGATCAACCATCTGTCTACATATCTCGTAGATTTCTGCTTTGAAATCGTCTGTCCATATATCAAGGTTCTCTTGAATAAACTCTCTAAACAATTTAGTCATAGCTTCAACGTGCATTGACTCATCACGAATAGAGTAAGTAACAATTTGTCCCATACCTTTCATACGTCCAAAGCGTGGGAAGTTTAACAAGATTGCAAAGCTGCTAAAGAGTTGTAGTCCTTCTGTAAAGGCTGAGTAAACTGCTAAAGTTTTTGCAATGCTTTTCTTGTCTGCCTTAGTGGTCTTAATGTTGTGTACATACTCATGCTTGGCTGACATCTCTTCGTATTCAGCAAAGGCTTTGTACTCTATCTCAGGCATACCTACTGTATCAAGCAGTAAGCTGTAAGCATGTTGATGTATTGATTCCATGTTTGCAAAAGAACCCATCATCATTCTAGCTTCCGGCTTTCTAAAGATACGCATGTATCTATCTACATATCCTGCACCTACATCAACATCTGATTGAGTAAACAATCTAAAGATTTGTGTTAGTAAATACTTCTCTTGCTTTGATAGCTCTTGCCAATCTTTTACATCTGTGTGTAGTGCTACAGATTCAGGCATCCAATGCATTTGATTTTGTAGTACGTAGTAATCGAACATCCAAGGATTGTCGAAAGGTTTATAGTAATCTCGTGTGTCTAGTAAGCTCATGTTATTTCTCGTTTAGTTTGTTAAATTTTTTGGGTAAGTATACCACTACAAATGATTCACATTTAGGACAACTTAAATTAGTTTCCATTATGTACTCATCATCTTCTTCTTCTATGTCGTGATCTCCACCCCAGATTAATTGTGTATTACAATGCCAACAGTTCATACTATCCCTCACACGCTATGCATTCAACTTCATCTAACTTGATGCGTTGAACTTTAGTGTTTACATTCTCTGCGTTACGAGCAGCATTTGTTCTAAAATAGTACAAAGATTTTAACTTGTGCATAGCATACCAATGTACATCATTGACATACTGCATGTATTCATCGTGCACTTCTTGTGCTTCTGTAGCTGTAGGTATAGTAAAGAATAGGTTAACTGATTGAGCTTGACATATAAATTCTTGTCGTTGAGATGCATGTTCTACAATCCAAACTTGATCTAACTCAGTAGCAGTTTTAAATATTTCTTTTTCCTTGTCAGTTAGTACAGTAAGATGTTGAACAGAACCTTCATGTCCTGCTATATCTTTCCATACTTCTTTTAACTCATCAACTTTTAAACGTTTTGTTTTTAGAATTTCTTCTAAGTATTTATTCTTTACTTGGTAGGAACCGGATAAAGTTTTGTGTGTATATACGTTAGCCCTGTATGGCTCAATAGAAGGAGATGTCCCACCACAAATAATACTAGAAGAGGCATTAGGAGCAACAGCGAGGAGATGAGCATTCCTACGCCCACTGCCATGGATGTCAGGAGCTTCACCACGTTCTTCTGCAAGTTGTTCAGATGCTTTAGAAGCTTGGCTCTTAATGTATTTGAACGCTTTGTGATTAAATCCCGTAGCGTATATACCCTCAAAAGGTAGGCTACGTGACTGGAGATACGAATGGAATCCCATTGCACCCAAGCCCAGCGACCTTTCTCGATAAGCAGAGTAGGCAGATTTAGTAAACCCTTCTTTGCCCGGCTTGATATGTTTTTGAAACCTTTTAAAGTTAGCACTATATTCTCCTAAGTGTGTTGTGTCGACAGCGTTGTCAATGTAATGTTGCAAAACATTGTCGAGCATTGTTATTAAATCTTCTATGAACATTGGATTTTCTGACCAATCATCAAAGTATTCTAGATTAACAGAAGACAAACAACATACAGCTGTACGTTCTTCATTAGTTGCTAGTGTAATCTCTGAGCATAGGTTGCTTTGTTTGATATTTAATCCTAAAGCTTTCTGTTCTTTAGGTAAAGCTTCGTTACATGTATCAATGTTAATCATGTACGGTTCACCTGTCTCTGCTCTAGCGTTAATTATCTGCCACCAGAGGTCTCTAGCATTAACAACCTTAACTGCTTCGTTTGATTTAGGGTCAACCAATCTCCAGTCTGCATCATCTTCTACAGCTTTAAGAAAATCATTTGTGATATTAATACCGTTGTGTAAATTCAAACACTTCCTGTTAATATCTCCACCTGATTCTTTTCGAATGTTTATGAACTCTTCTATCTCCGGATGGCTGATGTCCATGTATGCGGCATACGAACCTCGTCTTGTTACTCCTTGATTAAAGGCTAACATCTGAGAATCTACTACATGCATGAAAGGAATTGAACCAGTAGACTTACTGCCGTGAGTAGTAGATACACCGTTACTCCTAATGTCTCCCCAATATCCACCAATACCTCCACCTGAACTCGCCAACCATATATTTTCATCATAATGATCTGATAGACCGACCCTGCTGTCAGGTACATAATTAAGGAAACAACTGATAGGAAGCCCACGACTTGTTCCCCCGTTACTAAGAATAGGAGTGCTAAACATGAACCAACAAGAGGAACTGTAGTGATAAAGGCGTTGAGCCAACTCAAAATTGGTGACTCCTTTGTAGGTTGCTCCGAAGACGGAGGCTCTTGCGAACGCTTCTTGTGCATGTGTTTCATTCTCCCATAAGTATCTATCCTTGAGTGTATCAAGGCTGAACTTATCTAAATTTCTTTCGTTACTGTAATTAATTTTTATACCAAGATATTCCTTGATACCTACTTTGTCTTCTACCACTTACTCTCTCCTGTTTTAAAAAACTTATCTCTATCATCGTGTATATCAAGCATTATTATACCATAGTGTAAGATTTTTAGCAAGTCTTTTTTGTTGTGTCCGTCTTTATTTCCATATCGTTTAGCATACTTTATAATGTTACCCATACAAAAACCCATCCCATGTCCTGAGTCAATGATAACATCAGTGGCTTGATACTTATCTGAAGCATAGTGCTCACCATATGTACCATCAATGTAGGCTTGTAGTTCTTGTATTAATTTATCTTCGTTAAATTTATAGTTCATTGTTTCTCCAGTCGTCAGGTAAAGTATCTTCACTGTACCATGTAAAATTATTTTTTTCTGCCCATTCAGCGTGGGTTCGTTTGGTTCCGTTCTTTCTCATCTTAGCTCCCGGCATAGGTGCATAAGGTTTCTGGAATAAAAACACTAGCTCTGTGTAACTTTTGTTAAGTGCTTCTCTTATGTGTATGTACTTACTGTACTCAGCGTGATCCCAGAACCTACCTTTAGCTTCTAGTAGAATTGTTTTACCCCCTATCTGCTTTACAAAATCTGGCTCATACTTATGGTGTATGACATATTCTACCTTGTCCCAATGATGTTTCCAGTCTTGTAGGATAGTTTGATGAATGTCATACTCCCATAAACTGTCATACCCTTTTGGTACATTAGTTTTCTTAGGTCTTGGTTTGCGTGGTACTCTTCTAGACATTGATGTCCTCCAACGTTAGGTTGGGATTTCGTTTGACTTGTTTATAAAACCAGCGTAAACTATAAGCACTTAGTAAATATTTATTACGAGCAAATAAATGTGTTTGTTCAGGAAGAAACTCTAAGATATTTTTTTTATTAATCTTAGATGTATCTTCTCCGTCCGGAACCATTGTTCTTAACCACTCAATAAGTAGGTCTTCTGCTTTACGTCTTAACTGTCTAGATTTTTTTTGATTCATAGTTCTTTACTAGTTTCCAATAGTTTAAAATGCTGTTAAACATTTCTGTGTGTTTTGTTTGTGAGTCTCTGTCCCAGATGTGACAAGCAATAAGATCGTGTTGTTTCCTATCTATAAAAATAGAAACACGTTCAACGTTATGGTAACCACAACCCTGTGCATAAGCAGACAACTGCATACCATGCTCATCGTATACTAATGAAGCAGGGTCTTTACCTTCTAAGTTATCTTTAGTTTTAAAGTCAACAAAGATACCGGTAGTAGAATATAAATCTATCTTACCACCATAACCTAAGTCAGCACAAAAAGAATCTTCTGCTATCCAATGCTCATTAGGAAATTGTTTATCTAAGAAAGCTTTAACAGCTTCATAAGGTTTGTTTGTTTCACCACCTTCAAATCCCTGCTCAATCATAGCATGTATTTTAGTACCTTGTTCTGCGGCTTCCTGTCCTATCCTTTTAGAATCTTGTTTACATCTGTAAGCAAACTCAGAAAGAGATTCATCTTCTTCTTTCTCTAAAGTAAGTGCAGAGTTTAATGCTTGATTGATCTTCCAGTTTTCTAATGCAGGTTTGGCTATCATACCTAACACAGTAGTAACCGAAGGTACTAAGTTATCTTTCTTAGCATCTCGAAGAGTAGTGTTACGTTCTTTACCGTTAGCTCCAATGATAGTATACATTGGCTCACCTGTCTGGGTATACCAGTGTCCTGACTCGGCTGTT